TATTGCTGAACACTTGGCATTCTCTTACAGGGCCAAAATTGAACAGCAGATGGGTACTCCATTGCCTCCACCCAATCAGCCCATGCCAGCCAACATGGAGGTTCAAATCTCTAGATTGGCAGCTCAAGCATCGGTTCAATTGTTGCAAAGTAACCAAGCCAAGGCACAGCAGGCTCAGGCTCAACAAGCCGCACAAGATCCTTTGGTTCAAATGCAACAACAGGAACTCCAGCTCAAGATCCAAGACCAGCAGGTCAAAGCAGCTAAGGTTCAGGCAGATTCTCAGTTGGCTCAAGCAAGACTTGAACTCGACAAGATGAAGATGCAACTCCAAGCGCAAGCTGACTCCGTCAGAACGCAGGCTCAGTTGGAAATGCAAATGAAGAAAGATCAAGATGCCATGAAACTTGAGATCTTAAAACTCAGGGAAGACGCAAGGCAAGCCAATCAAAAGATCCAAACAGAGCTGTTTAAACGGGGTAGTTAATGGAAGAAAAAATCTTAAAGATCATTCTCAATCAATTGAAAGAGAGGGAACAATCCCTCGCATCGAGTCTAGGTGACGGCGTGGCTTCGGACTATGCCGCTTACCAAAACATGTGTGGACAGATCAAAGGTCTCTTGTTCGCACAATCCATAGCCAACGACCTTTTACGACAAATGGAGAAATTCAACGATGAGTGATCTTTTAATCAGTGACGGAGCGTCAACGACAACGATCCCCGACAACGCAGAAGACAAGGCAAAACAGTTGCCTGATCCTTCCACGTACCACATCCTTACAGTCCTGCCAGACATTGATGAGGAATACGAAGGCGGTTTATTGAAAGCCAGCCAAACCATGCATTATGAAGAGATCCTTTCACCGGTTCTTTTTGTGGTGAAGATGGGGCCTGACTGCTACAAGGACGAAAAGCGGTTCCCCAATGGGCCATCCTGCAAGGTTGGAGATTTTGTGGTTGTTAGACCTAACACAGGCACAAGATTGAAGATCCACGGGAAGGAGTTTCGCATCATAAATGATGACTCTGTTGAGGCTGTTGTGCAAGACCCCCGTGGTATAGCACGTGCGTAAGGAGTAAATCATGACTGAAAAAATTGAATTTGAATTCCCTGATGAAGTTGAAGAGAAACAGTCTAGGCTAGGAAGCAAAGTTGTGCAACCTGAGCCTGAAGATAGAGTCGAGGAGCCTGATGAACCCGAAATTGAGGTTGTGGATGACACACCTCCAGAGGATAGAAACAGGAAGCCTATGGCTACACCCCCTCAAGAACCCTCGGATGAGGAGCTAGAGAGCTACACAAAGAAGCAAAATAGCCAAAAAATCCGTGAATTTGCGAAGGGTTATCACGAAGAAAGAAGGGCTAAAGAAGCTGCGATTCGTGAGCGAGAAGAGGCTTTAAAGATCGCAAAAGCGGTCTATGAAGAGAATGAACGGCTTAAAAACACCGTAAATGTCTCTCAAACAGCCCTAATCGACCAAGCAAAGAAGGTTGTAAACAGTGAAATCGAGACCGCAGAAAGACTTTATAAGCAAGCTTATGAGTCCGGCGATGCCGATTTACTGCTAAAGGCACAAAAAGAATTAACTTTGGCGGCACTAAAGGCTGAAAAAGTTAACAATTTTAAGCCTGCCCCTTTACAGGAACCAAAAAACGTAGTACAAACTACTCACCCGCAGGTTCCTGAGATCGATTCCAAGGCCCAAGATTGGCAACGTAGCAACTCTTGGTTTGGAAAAGACGAAGAAATGACCAGCTTGGCCCTAGCGGTGCATACCAAGTTGGTTAATTCGGGCGTTGACCCGAAGAGTGACGAATACTATCAACGACTAGATACCCGAATTCGTCAAGTCTTCCCAGATAAGTTTGAGTCTGAGGAGACCGCTGATACGAAGCAGCGCCCAAAATCAAATGTTGTTGCTTCTGCGACCAGAAGTGTAGCCCCTAAAAAGATTACCCTTACTGCAACGGAAGTACAGATTGCCAAGCGTTTGCAAATTCCATTGGAAACATACGCTAGGGAAGTAGCTAAACTCAGGAGAAATCAAAATGGTTGAACAAACTCGTACCCGCCGTGATTCCGAATCACGTACTATTCATGAGCGTCCTAAAGCGTGGAGGCCGCCAGAGATGTTACCTATGCCAGACCCCCGTCCGGGTTGGGATCATAGATACATTCGTATTAGTATGATGGGGCAGAATGATCCCAAGAATATTTCTTCTAGGCTCCGTGAAGGATATGAACCCGTGAAAGCGGAAGAGTATCCCGAAATGATGGTGCATGCTAACCCTGATGGCCAATTCAAAGGCAATATTGAAATTGGCGGATTATTGTTATGCAGGATTCCAAGTGAGTTTGTGCAACAAGCGCAAGCCTACTATGAGAATCAAAACAAATCTCAAATGGATTCTGTTGACAATAACTTCATGAAAAACAGTGACCCCAGAATGCCTCTTTTCAAAGAGAGACAGAGCAAGGTGACGTTCGGTTCTGGTTTTTAAATTAACACAGGAGTCCTTAAATGGCTTATCCAATTGTCTCTGCCCCTTACGGGCTAAAGCCAATCAATTTGCTTGGCGGACAGGTGTTCTCGGGTTCTACCCGTTTACTTCCTATCCAATACAACTACGGTACAAACATCTTTTATGGTGATTTTGTTAACCTTAGCCGTGGTTTGGTCAACCGTTTAGCAGTCACCACTGGTGGCGGCGCATCCGGTATGGTTGGTATTTTCTTGGGCTGTACCTTCACGGATCCAGTTACCAAGCAAAAACGCTTCAGCCAATACTATCCTGCCAATACTTTGGCTGGTGATATTCAAGCCTATGTTACAGATGATCCTGATACTGTGTTCAAAGCAGCTATCGTGGCTTCTTCTGGTTCAACAACTGTTACTTCTGCTGCCGTTGCATTGATCGGTCAAAACCTTCAAGGTTCTGACTTGGCTGGTAACGTCAACACTGGCGACAGCTCTAACGGTTTGATCATCCCCGCAGCTACAACAAGCTCTGCTTATGTTGCTCGTGTGGTTGGTTTGGTTGGTGATACTGCCCAATCTTTGGGTTCTGTTGGTTATACCAGCATCAGTACAGCCACTGTTACCACTGCATCAGGTATTCCATTTGCTCTCCCCGTGGGAACAGATGTGGCATCTATTGCACCTAACGGTCAAATCATTCAGTCCGGTTCTTATGTGGCTACAGCAGCTTCCGCAGGCGCAACTACTGTTGTGTTGAACGCAGCTCCTATCACCGCATTTGCCGCTTCCTCAACCTTAGTGTTTACACAATACCCTGAAGTTCTCGTTAAATTGAACTTTGGTATTCATGAATACTATGACGCAACAGCTAGATAAGGAGTAACTTAAAATGGCTATTTCACGTGCACAACTACTTAAAGAGTTACTCCCCGGCCTAAACGCTTTGTTTGGTTTGGAATATGCTCGTTACGGCGAAGAACACAAAGAGATCTATGAAACAGAGACCTCTGAGCGTTCATTTGAAGAAGAGACCAAATTGTCTGGTTTCTCTGCTGCTCCAGTCAAGGCCGAAGGTTCTGCCATCGCCTATGACAACGCACAGGAAGCATGGACAACCCGTTACAACCACGAAACCATTGCGATGGGCTTTTCAATCACTGAAGAGGCTATCGAAGATAACTTGTATGACTCTTTGTCTGCACGTTATACAAAAGCTTTGGCCCGTGGTATGGCTTACACCAAGCAGGTTAAAGCTGCTGCCGTTTTGAATAACGGCTTCAACTCAGCCTACACTGGTGGTGACGGCGTTTCTTTGTTTAACTCTGCTCACCCATTGGTGAACGGCGGTACAAATGCCAACACTCCATCAACCCCCGCAGACTTGAACGAAACAGCATTGGAAAATGCAGTTATTCAAATCGCTGCATGGACTGATGAGCGTGGTCTTTTGATCGCTGCCAAGCCCAAGAAGTTGATTGTTCCCCCAGCATTGCAGTTCGTTGCAACTCGTTTGCTCGACACAAAACTGCGTGTTGGAACCAACAACAACGACATTAATGCTATCGAGAACAATGGTTCAATCCCCGAGGGTTACACCATTAACCACTTCTTGACAGCACCTAATGCTTGGTTCTTGATCACTGATGTACCTAACGGTATGAAGCACTTCGAGCGTACCCCCATGCAAAACAGCATGGACGGTGACTTCGACACAGGCAACGTCCGTTACAAAGCTCGTGAGCGTTATAGCTTCGGCTGGTCAGATCCTCTCGGAATCTACGGTACGTACTAAAAACAATGGGGGCCTAAAAAACCCCCATTTTTTGTTGACCATGTTTAAACTACATGGTATAAATGGACATCTGGGAATTTTCTCTTGTTGCCACTGGCCCAGCAGACGATGCAACGATTAACAAGAGGCTTTTGCATAAGGAATTATCATGGGACGCAGTACCTTCGAAGGGCCAATCATATCTGGCGACAATCGCTTTGGCCCTATCCGTGACATCGGATACACAGATTTAGTTCAAACAGCTTTCTTGGACTTCGCAGTTACAACACCTAACACAGCCAACTATGGCGGTGCATCAGGACAGTTTGTAGCATCAAACAACATTCCTAATAGCAATGCTGTTATATACACACCTCAATCTGGCGTGTTCAGTAACACTGGGCCTACCAAAGCATCAGCCCCCACTGCGGATACATCCGGCACGATTTATCGTGGCGTAGTGTTCTATTTGCCTTACAGCTCTAACATCACTGATGTGATCGTTGACGTAGGTACATTGCCCACAGATGGTAGCGTAACAGCTAACTCTATTCAACCTTACGTGTCAAACAACTTTGCGACAAGCACAGGTGTTTACGCTACGATGGCAGCCATCACTTCTGCGACTCGTGGAACTGCTACATATGTTGGTACACAGCTTCCATACGCTAGTGCCACATTGCAAGACTTCCAGAATCCTGTGGTTGGCTCACAGCCTTCATGGTTCTCTCAAGTTGTTGTGACTTTAAAGATTACCAATACAAGTTTGACAACTCCAACATCAGGTCAAATTGAAGTAACTTTGCGTTACAACCAACTTGACATGAACATTGGTAACTCTACAACTTACCCCTACGGTAACTTTGACTGATCTTCTGGGGGCTTCGGCCCCCATCTTTAAACTTTAAGGAGATTATTCATGGCTACTAATGTACCAGCAACGAATAATGGGGTAAATTCCATTACTCGCCAGTCTAAGACTGAGCCTTTTGATTTACAAGTAGCACGTGGTCAAGTGTTTGGTCACAGCGTTGTTAGTCTATTTGGCTATCAATCAGCAGTTGGAAATACGACAATTCCTGTATGGGAAGTGACATCTGTATATCCTGCATACTTATCAAGTGCAGCAACGTTTTATTTGTACAGTGCAAGTGCAAGTGATTCTGGCGCTATCATTTTGGTCAATGGTTTAGATGCAAACTTTAACCCAATCAGCGAATATGTAACCATAACTGGAGTTACAAATCCAACAGGATCAACTGTCAAATCATATTTGCGTATTCAAAACTTGTTTCTTTTTGCTCCTGCATCTGGCCAAAAAAATAATGTAGGAAAAATAACAGCTACTACATCAAATACATATGCTGGAATTACGACTGGGGCATCAGGTAATGCTTACGCATATATCAATGCCACAATAAGTAAATCACAGATGTCAGTATTTACTGTTCCTGCTGGTTATTCTTTCTACTTGGACATTGCTGAAGTCAATACTTCCAACACATATGCTGGTTCTGAATACCTGACATATAGCGTGCAAGCTACCAACAATATAACTGGAGTGCAATTAAATGTTCTCCAGCAACCTTTTGTTGCAATTTACACAATCAACAGATCAACAGTGCCATTTTTATACACTGAAAAAACAGATATTCAATGGCAGTTGACAACAAGCACATCGTCAACAATCGCCGCAGGAATAGTGATTGCGGGCAAGTTGATTAGAAATTCTTCTGACGTTGGAAGCACATAATGAGCACCCCCGCATGGCAACGCAAAGAAGGGAAGAATCCGAACGGTGGTTTAAACGCCAAAGGTCGGGCATCCGCAAGGAAGGAGGGGATGCATTTAAAAGCTCCCCAACCCGAGGGCGGATCAAGGAAGA